ATCGCGATCGACCGTCATTTTGTTTGGCATGAGTGGGTAGAGAGAAATCACTTCACCACGTGCATTTCTAATTATCTGAGCATAGGCATTTCCCCATAATAAAAGATGACTCATTAGCGTCTCTCTAAACGCAAAAGAAGTCATCTCAGGGTTTGGTTCATCATGAAGCAGTTTATATAGCGGGTGTTTTAAGTTTTTCTCCTTGCCACCTGAATCATTGTATTTGTAGACATGAAGTGGTAGACCCGCCAGCGTCTCAGATAAGATTCTCACGCAGCTGTACACTGCGGTCATCTGCATGGCGGTTTGCTCATTGACCGGTTTTCCAGCACTAGTACTTCCAAAAAAGAAACTGTAGAGGCTGCCACCAAGAGCGTCTTTAGGCTTGTCTCTAGCCTTAAATATTCCTTGCAGTATTCCCATGGACATCACCCTCCTTAAAATGGGCATGAAAAAAGCACCTATCAAGAATAGATGCTTAATATAGATACTTTCGAATTCACATTAAGAGTAGTTCATATAAGATAAATTATGTGCATTAGTTATAACAGTAAATTGAAATTAGCAGAGTTCACTACTAAAAACAGAAGTTAGTCCAAGTCTTGAATATTCATTTTATCAAGCTGTGAACGAAGTTTTATTTTTTCACGACAACCGAAATAAATCCCAAGTAAGACAATGGTTGGAATATTACTAATTAGAAAGGTTGAGGCAAGTAGCATGAATATCTCCCCACCTTTCATTGCCTCAAAAACAGCAATATTTGAAACCATCAATAAAGAATATATAAAGGTGATTGTCGGAAGTATAAGTCCAAACCACTTACTCCTCTTTTTAGATAGAAATATTTGAAGAAAGATTCCTCCAACTAACAATGCCATCACAAGAAACAACATTATAGTCACGTTTTTCATATTATTCAGCTCCTTTAACTTTTTTGTATTCAGAAATTAATAGTTTAGCAGTTTCAAAGTCTACCTTATCGTTTAAAGCTAATCGCTTGATTAAAGCGACGTAAGGTTCGTTCGCGGCATTTTCACTTATTTGAATTTTTTGTATTAACTTATCAAGCCTAAGTCTTACGGTAGGATAAGTAACTTCATATTGATTAGCAATTTCCTTTAGTGAACCTGAAGCTAAAAGAAATTTTTTGATAAATGATACATCTTCATCATCAAGGTTAATCATCCATTCGGGCACAACATCTATCGCCATATTAAAACCTCCTTTAATAATATTAATTATACGCTTTAATAATGTTAAAGTAAATAGTTAATTTGATGTTAAATAAAATAATGGCATTTATGGCATTCATTCTATCATAGAGAAGATAACATTAGAAGATTAAAAGGCCTCGATCGTCATATACAGAATTACCGGTTTCTCCACCACAGCGAATGGCTCGGTCAAGGGCCATGATTGTAGCCACAGCACCGTCAATCTTTTCTGTTGATTTTTCTTTATCTGCTTTGATGTTTCCAGCAGGATCTGTTCGAATGAAGATATTGTCCATCATCCAGCGAAGAACTGGGTGGCCACCGTGAGCGATTTTCTGCTCTAGTGTGAGCTTCATCAGTTCCTTCGTTGGCGGAGACATGTCTTTGAAGCCCTGACCAAAAGGGACAACAGTGAATCCTAAATTCTCTAGATTCTGCGTCATCTGAACTGCACCCCAGCGGTCAAAGGCAATTTCACGGATGTTATATTTCAATCCAAGTTCCTCAATGAATGTTTCTATGAATCCGTAGTGGACCACGTTACCTTCAGTGGTCATTAGAAATCCTTGTTTTTCCCACACATCATAATTCACGTGATCTCGTCTAACCCTAAGATCAATGCTGTCTTCTGGTATCCAGAAGTATGGAAGAACCACATACTTGTCATCTTCATCCTGTGGAGGGAAGACCAGAACGAAGGCTGTAATGTCAGTGGAAGAGGAAAGGTCCAGTCCACCATAGCAGACGCGACCTTTAAGGCTTTCTGGATTAACCTGAAAAGCACAGGCATCCCATTTATCCATTGGCATCCAGCGAATAGCCTGCTTAACCCACTGATTGAGTCGAAGCTGCCTGAAGCTGTTTTCCTCTGCGGGGTTTTGTCTCGCCGACTCGTAGGCCATCTTTACTTTATCCATGCTGACAGTGATGCCAAGGGATGGATTTGCTTTCTTCCACACCTTTGGATCGGACCAGTCATCTTCAAGATCTGCACCATAAATCACTGGATAGAAGGTAGGGTCGTTCTTTCTTCCCGCCATGATGTCTAGAGCTTTCTGATGCACTTCCCAGCAGATACTATTTTGATTATCTCCGGCGGTGGTGATTAGAAAGTACAATGGCTGCATCCTGGCATCACCACTACCTTTGGTCATAACATCATAGAGCTTTCTATTTGGTTGAGTATGGAGCTCATCAAAGACAACCCCATGGGTGTTAAAGCCGTGTTTGTTTCCAACATCCGCTGAAAGCACTTGATAGATGCTTCCAGTGGGTTGATAGATAAGTCTTTTCTGTGAGTCCAAAATCTTAACCCTCTTGGATAAAGCCGGGCACATACGCACCATATCAGCAGCCACATTAAAAACGATGGAGGCTTGGTTACGGTCTGCAGCACAACCATAAACCTCAGCTCGTTCTTCATTATCACCACAGGTTAAGAGCAGGGCAACAGCCGCCGCAAGCTCACTTTTTCCCATCTTCTTAGGAATTTCTACATAGGCAGTATTAAATTGGCGATAACCATTTGATTTAATGGTTCCAAATAAATCCCGGATGATTTGCTCTTGCCAATCTATCAGTTCAAAGGGTTTTCCTGCCCAAGTTCCTTTGGTATGGGAGAGGCATTCAATAAAACCAACTGCATAGTCCGCCATCTCCTTGCTGTAATGGGAATCCTTCGCCATGTAAGAGGTTGGTTTATACTTCTTTAGTTTTCGGATATGCGGACACCTCCTTTAAAAAGACATAAAAAATAGACCCTGAGGTCTTCTGTAACGAGGAAAAGAGCCATAGAGCCCTGTTCCTTTATGTGTGTTATCTTGTTGTTAATTGTATTCCTTCATGAATATTTCAAGTGCAGCTTGCGCATTGGCGTCGATGGGTTCAATATCCCAGCCTCTATCAAAGTTTGCAATGATCTGGCCATCTCGCTTTAGCATCAGTTTTGATATTCTACCCTCATCAATGCCGTAAGGGGAGCCTAAGTCAAAGCTTTTGATCCAGTAATGAATGGTTCTGTTTTCGACTTTGATTTTTCCTTCTCTCCACATGGTCTAACCCCCTTAAATCCTAACCAAGATGGCTGGTAGAATTTGCTTCTCGCCGGTCTGCCAGTCGGTGTAGCTTGTCTTAACCTTGGTAAGTCTGTCCATCTTGCAACCGTGCTTTTCAAATTCGGCAAGGATTGCGATCAGTCCTGAGAAAGTGCTGGAAATGGTGATGCGGTCGATTCCGTAGGCTCTGCAGGTTTTAACAATGGGTTCGATGTCGTAATCCCAAATGGCCTCAGAAAAGTCGATGGTGTCGTTTCCTGCTTCCTTGCTTCTTTCGTAGGCCCAGTACATGGTGCTGTTGATTCCAGACTCCTTAAAGTTTGCGCCGGCCAATTTGGCTTCTTCATATGCTTTGATTTCTTTCATGTTCTCATCCTCCATTTAGTGTGGTTTTGTTTTGGTATTACATATATCACTCTAAACGAGAATAATAGCAAGTCATTTCTGTAGTAATAGAGCAGGTTTTCAGTTTAATCTTCAATCGCACAGTAACGGCAGTAAGAGTGGCCTTCAGGATTGGTGAGTATCTTTTCACCGGTGTCTTTGTTAATGACCCTGATGCATCGAAGCTCACCTTTTTCGTTGGTGCCGCCATCTGACTTCTTGATCCAGGGCTGATCCTCAAGAAAATCACTGGTGAACTTCTTGAATTCTGAATCAGTGAGTTCCACTTCTCGAATCACAGTGTAATCAGAACCAATGACGCCATCTTCCTTTGCTTCTACAGTTGCTTCTTGTAGTTCCTTAAGGTTGTAGAACTTTCGACCAAATAATGCCTTCATTGCTATGCATCCTCCCTGGATTTTTCATGGATGACCTTGCAGGAATCTACACCATAAACCACATTCAAGCTGCTTCCGTTATCCCACTGAACCATGATGGAACCTGTGTCATCCACGCCCCACACGGTGCCTTTTGTGCCCGCTGGTGGTGCTTGAACATCATCCATCCAAAGGAGCTGGACCCTGGCGCCAGCGGGGTACTGCTTGCGCAGGTGGGCCAGTCTTTCTTTACTGATCGGTTTCACTGGGAGCACCTCCTTTGAAGGCACTGCTGCCTGAAAGGTGTTGAAGGAGGATCTTTCTGTAGGTTTTAAATTCTTCTCCAATAAATCCGAGGCGGAGAAGGAAGCACCTAAATGCGTATTTTTCATTATCGACTTCTTTCTCTTTTACGGTGATTCTCTTCTGGGTTTTCGCCATCTCACACAGCTTTGTAATGAACTGGGAGTAGGCTTTTATCTCATCTGGATTTGGTAGCTTTGAAAACCAAGGGAAGCTTATGCGTTCCTCGTCGGATTCAATGGGAAGGGTATCCACATTCAGAGCCTTCTTAATCAAGTTGCCTTTTGCATCTAGCAATTTGGCTAGCTTCTCCAGGTCTTCATCGGAGAGGGAGTCTTTTGGAATCTGGATGATGAGTCCAGTTTCTTCAGGTTCCGTTTCAGCAGGAGCTGGTTCATCTACCTCAGCTTCAAACCCTGCCTCTTGTAATTTTTTCATCAGCGTCTTGATATCGGCCTGAACCACTTCTCTGTCAAAGGTTAGTTCTCCGTCTTTTCCGATGTGGTAAGGTCCGACCTGGTAAGCACAGGATGGAACTCCCAGGTATTTTGAAGGAACCTCTGTGATTTCGTTGATGAGCTTCACCAGCTTTTTACGTTCGTTACCAGTTACGTTGTAATTGATTTTCATGGCATTGACCTCCTTGTTTTTTGCTTACTACATATATCACTCTAAGTGATGTTAATAGCAAGTCTATCTTTCAATAGTTGTGTTATTTGTTTTCAAGGAGGTCACTATAGCGGTATTCTTTACCATCACGAATAAGGTAAACGTCATCTGCTGATTCAACGTTAGAAATGAACCGTTCAACTATAACA